GTTATTGAAAAACTAAATGAAATAATTAAAGACACAGATTACAAATTTGAAAAGAAAATTAGTAGTATTTTATATAAGGGACATCAACGGGCATTTTCAGAAGAAATCAGATTAGAAAATACTAGAAAACTAAAGGAATCCGATGTTGCCAAATATTATAAAACATATTTTTCAACTAACAATTTTATAATCGGTATATTTGGAAATCTTGATACCAAACATTATAACACTATGATTTCACAATTATCTAAAATGAAAAATATGTCACAATGTAAATATATTCCGTATACTATTACCATCAAGGAACCTATAATTTATTATAAAAAAAAATCTCAAATATCGAATCTACATATATATTTTAAGTTAGATTACACATTATTTGATGATAAATACTATAATTTAAGGGCATTAAATCAAATTCTATCAGGCGATTTAAATTCATTATTGCTCAAGAAATTAAGAAATGAAAATGGGTTAGTTTATTTTTGCGCTACCGATTTTGATTTAGATAATTGCGAACCTGGTCTTAGTTTATTTGAAATTAACACATTATGTAACTCCAAAAATCTACTAAAAGTAATTAAGTATATTTTTGAAATACTTATTGATGTTAAAAATAATTATATTAGTGACCAATACATTAATGCGTATAAAGATGATATAGATTTAACTAAAATTAAAGAAGAGTTTTCTAAACAACCGTTAGAACAACTTACGGTATATTCCAAATATTATTTATGGGATCACCCCATTAAATCGTTTAATGACGAATTCAAATATCTTAAAAATATTTCTAAAGAAGGAATACAGTCATTAGCTAATGAAATATTTCAGAAACAGAATGTGTTGGTTTGTTATGATGGATCTAAACAGATGAATACATCTATTGAAGAGATGATTAATAATTTATAAAAAATTGATTTCATTATTTCATTTGGTTTATTGGTTATATCACAATGTTTTCTAAGATTAATCTTACATTCTCAATTTGCTTTGTGTTTGTTCCACTAATAAACTTTAGCGGACAAGCTAACGCTTGTTGTTTTACGATGCCACCTAAAGTTGTTAAGATAAGCAAATGGGCGTTTTCTCTTCCTAATATAGAATCAGATTCTTATATTCATAAATCGCACGAGTGTCCGACAGGCTATAATCTTGAATCACAACATAGTCATATTGTTTCAAAATTTGATATACACCATATTATTAATATAGACATTCATGGATATAGTGTATGTTGTGAAGAAACCATAAATGATTATTATACCCTAATTACAGTTAAAAATAAAACTATAAATGCCTCCTAAGTATATAAGGTATCTTTCGTATTTTCATAATCATTTTTACTACAAATGTCCTTTAGTTCTTCTACAGTATTTAATATATTAGAATTTTTTATATTACCGAAAAAATATTGTTGTAACATAGCGGTTGTGAGTTTCAATCCTTTCACTGCTTTATAAAAATCGGCGAATTTATTCTTTTGACCCGGAATAAACTTTTCAAACATCGTTTTTATTTGCGCCTTTGTAGAATACTTAAACTCTACATCCAAATCAATTCGTCCAGGCCGTGTTAAGGCTTTATCTAACACCATTTTACAATTTGTAGTCATAAATATAATTTGATTGTCTACATGTGATATTCCATCTAATGAATTTAATAATCCACTAAAGGAAATGCCTGATTTATGTTCATCATTTTTCTTTCGTGCTTCAAACAGAACATCAATATCTTCAAGCACTAATATAGTATTTTCAGGTATTTTTCTTATAGCACGCATAAAATCCACATCATTCATATCACTAACAAAATGAAGCAATGCAACATCCATTTTCAATTCTGATGCTAAACTAAATATTAATGAACTTTTACCAGTTCCAGGATACCCATGAAATAACATATTATATTTGTAGGGAATCCCTAAGTCATTGTAAGTTTTTTTAGTTTCTTCGGATAAAAAATCCTTGATTTTATCGTATATTTTAGTTTCAGTCCCACCTAAATAAATTGTATCTAAATTCCTATTAGGACGTTTTTCAATTGTTTCCCAGTAATCATCCCATATATATATTGTAGTTTTATCCACTTCCTTATTTTTATCTAATATAAATTTAACATAATACTCAGAAGCACTATCAACAAAATCGGTTAATATATCTAATTTGGATTTATCGATATAAATATAATTTATAATATGAATTTTTGTATCGTCATTTAATCCTACGGGTGTTCCTAATTCCTTAATTAAAATATAAATTGCGGTTTCTTTGTATTTTAATACATGTAATCCACTCCCTAATTTATTAAATAATTTATTTTTCTTATCTTTCATCTTAAATTTGCTACAAAAAACTATATTACCCTTTTTCTCATCGCAAAAATCTAAATCACTATCTAAATCTAAATGATTTACACCAAAATATTTAATACAATTGGACAGATGGTCGCTTTCGTCAATTTCTATTTTTTTTAAAGCGGGATCATTTATAATATTCATTTTATGAATTATACAACTTACATTTTTAAATCACTTTTCTAAATATTATTCATAAATTGTGTTTAACTTAGGAGCGAACGTTTTTATAATATTCACATTGTATTTTAACGGTTCATTAAATTTATTATATTTATTAAATTTATTTAATTCATTTATTTCATATTTAGTATTAGTATTAGTATTAGTATTAGTATTAGTATTAGTATTAGTATTAGTATTAGTATTAACATTAACATTAACATTAACATTAGTATTAATATTAGATTTAACCATCGATAAATAACTACCCATTAATTATAGTGAATAATTTTTTTAATAATTATTAACCTAAAGAAATATTTATATTAATAATTATATGAGTCTTATTATATTAGATAATGATTTAGAAAAGTTTAAAACACTTATTACTAAAAATGATATATCACCTGATTTAATAGTATGTTATTTCACGGCATCATGGTGTGGTCCATGCAAACAAATCTCTCCTACAGTAAGTAATATAGATGAAAATAATGAACATATAAGGGTAATAAAAATAGATGTAGATGATTGTGAAGATATATCTGAATTTTGTAAAATAGATTGTATGCCTACATTTAAATTTTATAAAAATAATTCAATTGAACCAGTTCATAGCCTTTCGGGTGCGGATCCAACAGATTTAATCAATACTATAGAATTATTATTGAATACTACAAATAATGAAACTAATGAAAATAAACACTATGAAAATTTAAATAATAATATTGATAATTTTTAATAAGTTATTTAAAAAAAATATAATACTATTTAATATGAGTGAATTAATTGAAACTTTAAAATTAGAGATTGAAACTTTAAAATCCAACAATGAACTATTAATCTCTAAAAATAAAAATATGTATAATAAAAACAAAAATCTTAAACGAAGTAATTTAAGATTCCGTAATTTATTAGTAAAACTAAGATCAGTTAATGATAATGATAATAATGATGATACAATTGCTTGGGATATTATTAGTGATATAGAATTTTCAACTATAATGTAGATGATATTAATCTACTTATATTATATGCGAAGAAAGAAGCTATTCCACCATATATTGATACACTACCACCAGATATATACCATGGTTCGTTTGTATATCTAGATTTTACGACACCAAGTATAAATAATGCGACTATTACAGATATATAAGTATTAATATATTTTTTTTTGTAATTTATTTTAAGTGCTATGAAATATATTATTAGAGGAATCATTCCAAAACACACAAACGAAATAAACATAGCAACTGCCTTTTTTTCGGGTGTAATAGTATCTTTTGATTTAGTGTATTCTTGTTCGGCAGTTACACTAATAAATTCACCAGTACCCATTGAGATTGCGTCCGATAACAATGTAGCTAAACCTAGGATAAAAATATATTTATAATTTAATTTACTCCCTTCTATTCCCGATATTATATTAAATATAGTTATTATTCCATCGGTTCCACCCATCATAATTGTCCGTAACAACACCTCTTTAATCATATAAATACACATTATTTTATTTTATAGTTTATTTTTACTAGTTTTATAGATAAATAATAAAACCACACATAGTTAAGAATTATAAATGGTAGCACAAATATGGTGTAATTATAATGAATACTATTATACATTAAGAATACTAAATTTGTCATATTAATTATCCTAAATCCTAAGAATGATAGCCATAATAATAGGGTATGTAAATTAATATTCCTAAAATAATAATTGTTTATAGCAAACCATCGTGTATTTAAAAATAGTGTGCTCCCTTCACTCATTATACCATATGCGTAAAATATTGGATTTTTATACGATATATATGACCCTATAAGAAAACATATATGATGGACCATCATTTCATTTATGTCTCCAGTATCTATTAATTTTGCTAAATATAAATATATGTCTGTTAAGATAAACACTACATTATATTTTACAACTTCATTAAAATCAGTATAATCTATTATATTACCTAAAAATAATAGAGAACCAACTAATGATATTAAAGCGTTGAATAAGCTGGAAATTCTACACGTAAGTTCAATATCCATATTGTAATATTTACTGAATCCAAAAACAATAAAACTATTAAAGATTAAATATATAATCATTTTATTTAGATTTAGTACAAAAACTTTAAATTTATTTTAATTTATTTTAATTTATTCTATATTTATTTATATTTATTTATATTTATTTATATTTATTTATATTTAATAGTTTTATTGTTTAATTAATCTATATTTAATTTCTTTTAATTTAATTAATCTATATTTAATTTCTTTTACTATTATATAAATGGTAAAAAGTGCAAGTGGTAAAGTAGGATTAAGATCGTTCACAGTTATTGATGCCGGCAAACATGGTGGATGTAAAACAAAATTTAGAGGCGGCTTATACAAATCGCGGAACCCGCAGGCGGCAGCTAAAAAGGCATTTAAAGAATTATGTCGTGTAAAAAAAATTCGTGGCGTGTGTACGTTAATAATAACTATAAAAGAAACAACCCAAGGTAGCACTAAAAAGGCATTTTCATACAAACTTAATAGACACAAATTAAAAGTTCCGAAAATAATTAATATCGGTAACAGTCAAATTGTTTACGAATACGAATCCGTAGCAAAGGCGGTAGATGTTCCATTACCATGTAGAAAACCTGGACAAACACGCGGACGTAAAAAACGTCGCACAGCTAAAAGGACACTTAAACCAAATAATGTAACCCGTTTATTAAAACGAATATCTAAAAGACTTCAAATATAAATAAAATAAAATAAAACTTATTGACTAAGATGTTGTGAAATATGTTTGTTAATTTCAACAAACGTCATATTTGGTGCATTTTTAAGTGGAATTCCAAAGATTTTAGAAAGATCCTTATTTGGAAGGAATTTTCGTTTATCTGCTTGGATTTGTAAATTCTTTTCTTTAATATATGTTGAAACCGATTTCATAACTTCAGCCTTAGTTAATTTAGTACCTTTATCTACTGTAAGAAATTGTTCGAGTTCGTTGCTTAAATTCATCTTAACTTGTGGTCGTTTCTTTTTAATACGGTTCGATTTATCACCCTGCCGAACCATCTTATGTAATACCTTTAATTCATCCTGTAATCCACGAGTAGCTTTACTCATTTCGGTCAGATGAGACGAAAGGGACACAAAAGCAGTATCAATATTTTCAAGAAGCATCGTTTTATCAGTCATTTTATACCTTATATTATAAGGCAAACTTTAAGTAATTTAATTAAAAAAATTATTATTTCAATTTTATAACAAAATTAATAAATCGCCAAATTTTTCAACAAGTAATTTAGAATAATCACTTAATTTAGTGTTATAATATGATAATACCTCTGCCATATGGACACTCTGAGAATCAATCGCACATTGATTAAAATATGGTAATGTTACTTCTAATTTAATATCATTTACTTCGCAAAAATCGTTTACATGTATTGATTTTTGATAATCATTTAAAACCCCCGGATTTAATTTTTCAGCGGGTTCACTTGAAAAATTATTATTTATTCTTAAACTATCATTTTTAAAATATATACCACCATTGGGAATAATACATGTATCTTGTAAGGATCCATCAGACCTTTTTACTAAATAAATATTATTCTTAATATTTGTATATTTAAATGATATTATTTGTTCATTAATCATAAATTCTATATTAGTACACTCAAATAATAATTCATTCGATGAATGGAACATAACTATCCCAGCAGGAATATCATATTTATCTTGAATACCATTAATATATCGTTCGTTAAACTCACTATCTTTATAATCATATAATTTATTATCATACATATCCTTACCTAAATATCTTGAAGAAAATCCGAGACATACGATTACTTCTTTTATTTTATAAATTATTTCTTGGCTATTATTGAATATTATAATATCATTATCACGATTCGTTATAATTTTACTAATATTAGACTCTCCTACGATGACTGTATCGCCATGCTTTTCCAATTTAATTTGTCCTGCTAAATAATCAGTCTCAACGATGATTGATGCACTCATAATATTATATTAATCATAATCATAGTTTAAATCAATTTTTTATTAAATTTGTTTATAAATATATAAACAAAATATAAAATTATATTAGATGAGTAATTTTAATACTACATTTAATATTAAAGATTATGTGGTTGATAGACGACGGATCGGAAAAGGTTCATTTTCAACTATTTATAAATGTAGACATAGTGATACCGATAAACAGTATGCTTTAAAAGAAATTACTATTGATAAAAATAAAAACAAAACAAGTATTAAACGTGAATTTGAAATTATGCGAAAATTAAATCATGAAAATATAGTAAAAATTCATGATGTTATTATAGATACACAACTTAATAATATATACTTCATTATGGATTATTATGAATATGGTGATTTATCTAAATTTTTAAATAAAAAACCATTAAAGGAAAAATTTACACGCAAATATATGAAACAATTATCAAATGGTCTTAAATATTTACTAGATAACAATATTTTACATCGCGATTTGAAACCACAAAATATATTATTATCCAAAAATTATGATATCAAAATTACAGATTTCGGATTTGCCACGTATTATACTAAGGACACAATAATAAACACCTTATGTGGTAGTCCTATGTATATGGCCCCTGAAATTATAACCAAAAATGGCTATGATTATAAATCAGATTTGTGGTCGGTTGGTATAATCTTATATGAAATGATACATGGTTATACACCATTTAATGTTCAAAATTTTATAGAACTCATTAAAGAAATCAAAAAGAAGAACATTATAATTAAAGTCGATGTTTCCGAATCCTGTAAGGAACTCATTTATAGTTTATGTAAAACAAATCCGTATGAAAGAATTAATTGGTCAGAGTTCTTTGATCATCATTGGTTTGATAATGATGAAATTATCAATGATGAAAATAAATTATTTAATGTTAGTTTTAATAGTTTACCTAATATAAATAAATATAATATAAATGAAAAACAATTTTGTTCCTTTAGACATAAAAGTATAAATGATAACGAAAGTAATTTAGAATTTAATTTTCTAGAAGATAGTCAAGACGCATTAGATGAAGACGAATTAGATGAAGACGAATTAGATGAAGACGAATTAGATGAAGACGAATTAGATGAAGACGAATTAGAAGATTATAATAGTGATGTTTATATTTCGGCAGATGAAACAAATCAATATTTAGATGAATCCTCCAATTTGGAACCATCTAACCATAATGGCACTTGTTATGCTGATTTAGAGAATGAACTATCATTTATAGAAGTGGTTAAACCTATAGATATACCTCAAAAAAAAAATGAGTTTATATTTGTAAATCCAACAGATATGAATACTATAAGTTTACCTAATAGAAAAAAAACAATAACCGACAGCTTTAGAGAATACTTGTATTCGTCGATGAAAATTCTTAAATACTCATACGATTATATGAGCAATAATTCTATTTAGAATATTATTTATATTTTATACGGGTGGTTTAAGCCCCCAAAAATTATCGGGCATCTTAGGTGGTTTTATATTAAATACTGGATAAGCACTATCTCTTAAGATTTGCTCTTGTGTTCTCGCTTTGTTAATATGTTCATTTGTGTAAAATAATGGACTATTTCTGTGATTTTTAGAAGGTGGTGCTGGATATGTTAATGTTCGATACGGCAATCCTTCGCCAAGTTTAATGACCTGAACATTTGATTTGACATTTGGTTCGCAAATCTTAATGTAAACTTGTGGTGGGACATAGACACTTCCAAGTCCAACATAATAACTGTTAGGATAAAATAATTTAAATTCAAAAGCACTTCCATCGGTTATAACTGCACCAGCATTAATCATATTCGAAAATGCCTGGTCGGGTGAGTACCATGGTAAGCCTGACCCACTAAAAGAATATCCAAAATCCGGTGGATTCGCAGCCCAATACACAATTTTCACATTTGATTTCGGTATTTTTAAATTCCCCTTAACAACTATATTTCCGTCCTGTTTTGATTCTACAACGCCGTTGCAAAAATCATCATCAAAATGTAATTTTCTCCAATCGTAATTCATATAATATAGTATTATAAAAAAACTTTTAGAAAAAGTTTTAAATCAAAAAGAAACTTTTAGAAAAAGTTTTAAATCAAAACAAAACTTTTAGAAAAAAAAAAAATATTATATAATATTAATGAAATCAACAAAATATAGAAGATTAAAAAAATCTACTCATAAAATTAGTCAAAGAATGAGTCAAAGAATGATTAGAGGTGGCCAAAGAATGAGTAAAAGAATGAGCAAAAGAATGAGTAAAAGAATGAGTAAAAGAATGAGCAAAAGAATTAGCAGAGGTGGACAAAGAATGAGCAAAAGAATGAGCAAAAGAATTAGCAGAGGTGGACAAAGAATGAGTAAAAGAATGATAAAAAAAAGTGCGTTAAAAGGTGGTGCTACAGCTCCAGATCAACCTCCTGTATATGTTATTTTTGCTATGGGTCCAAGTGCCAGTGGTAAATCGTTTGGAATAGAAAACACACTAATACCATTATTAAAGAAAAAAATAAATCCAGCTATAAATACGGTATATACAATTGATGGTGGAGATATGAGAGCGGCAAGTTGTTTTTACCAATCCAAGTGGGCAGAACTATGTAATGATTTAAAGTGTAATAAAACAACCGGTGATGGGTGTGTTGATTGTATTAACATTTATAACTCCTATTTTAAAGCAAAAGAAACTAAAAAACGAATGACAGGTCTTTTATTAACAAAAATTATAGAGGAACCAACCCCAACCCCAAATGATAATTGTAAGGAAATTATGAAACAGAAATGTAATGATATTTCTGACATGGAAACTGAAATGGGGCAGTTTTTTGTTGACGATTATGTTGAACGTATTAAATGTTTTGCAACTAAAAAAAAAGTCGGTTCTGCAACGGAGCTCGCCGCTGCAGATCAGAATCCTCCTATCGAAAAACTCCCACCATTATGTATATGTTTTGTTGACACATTTAGTAGCTCGCTGGTGCCCGGCCGGGGCGGTATAAACACGTCTATTGAAGCGAAAATTAGGAAAATTCAAGATCTTTTAAATAATCCCATTAAACAAATAATATATTTTTATAATACAGCACCAAAACGTGTTTGTCAAATAAAAGGTAAGAAACGTCAATATGAAGAAGGTAAAGGATATAGTGATGCAAACCACGACTCGGTGGACAAAGCCACACAAGAATTTTTTAAGTTAAAATTATTTCCAGCGAAACCTCGACCACTGCTACGTCTTCCACAACCACAAGAAAAGTCTTCTGACTCCGTCCCTCATTTTTTTTTAAATTTCAATATGGCAGTGCCAGCGAGAGTAGTGGCGGGGGAGGACCCAGAGCTAGATGTAGACACACTTAACATATATAATTATGGTGACAAACAAATAAAAATACAAAACACTGATATAGATTTTATTGAACGTTTAGTTAACCAATTTAATGCTATACCTAATATTCAAACATTAGATTTGTTTGGGAGCTCCCTGGGAAAACTAAATAAAGTATTGAAAAGGGCGGGTGTCGTGGAGATCCCAATTAGCGTCAGAGAGAGAGGGGTACACCGCCAAGGGGGGGTTAAGGGAAATAAAGAAGGCGAAGAGTATGAGGATGATGTGTGATCCAGTAGAAAATATTAATTTAGTTAGAAAAAACTTTTAGAAAAAGTTTTACTTAAAAATTATTTTTATTATATTTTTTTTAAAAGTTTATTTATATGGTGCCTAAAACTTATGTGCCAAATTCATTATCCTCTATTAATAAAAAACTACAGAAACAATATTTAAAAAAGTCTCAAAAGTTGGCAAAAAAAGGTATATATTTTAATAGACCTAAAATAAACTCTTTTAAATCAAAAGAATCATCGCATATTATTAAGGCAAAAAAAATGTATAAAATAGATTCGTTAGTTCCTTCTAAAATACTAGAAAGAAAAACTAAATGTTCTTTAAAAGGTCTTAAAGCCATAGTTAAAAAGGGTGAAGGTGCATATTATTCATCCGGATCACGACCTAGTCAAACCAGTCAATCATGGGCATATGCTCGTTTAGCGAGCGCACTCACAGGTGGTAAATCATCTAAAGTAGATTATCATATTTTAAAGAAACATTGTAAGCCTAATTCCAAGGCATTAAAATTAGCCATACACACCCAGTCAGTGATAAAACCTAAAGTATCTTTAGAAGGTGGTAGAAGTTCAAACAAAAAAGAATCTAAAAAACCATCGAGAAATAAAAAGAATGAATTGGTGTTTAAAGATTGGCCTGAATTTAAACCAAATTTATCACCACAACAAATATTTCAAATGGGTAGCTTTGGTGGCACATATTTTAGAACTATAAATTCTAAAGTAGTAAATAAAAAATTACTAAATCAGCATAAGGAATTTATTAAACAAGGGTGGTTCAAAAATTTAGATATATCTAAATATGTTACAAGTGATACATGTGATCCATCAATTAATAAATATAAAGTTAGAAGTGGTCTAAGTCTTGAAGAATGGGAACGTAGTGGCTGGATAAAATCCGTTGATCCGTTTGGTTGGTTTCAATGGTATTGCAGATTTTATTGTGGACGAAGATGCGATGATGATAAACGTCAAGTTGACAGATGGGTCAAGTATGCAGGCGAAAAATCTGGTCGCTGGCGTATCCGATTAATAAATATGTGTAATAAAAAAGGTAAAAAATATGATGATTTTAGTGTTAGTCCTGTAATTAGACAAGGATTGCAACATTGGGGCTACAAAATAACAGCTACAGATGTTAAGTAATTAATACTTTTTAGGAAAAAGCTTAGTTTTGTTCAAACTTTTTTAACCTTTTTAAGAAAAAGGTTGACCAAAAAATAATAGTTTAGTTTTTTTAAACGTTTAGTTTATTTTTCTGAAATTGGAAAGTTTTTTCGACGGGCTCTCTCCCCCCGTTTTTGGGGTATACACAACTTTAATTTCCTTATAATTTCTATATTTTAATATTAATTTTAAGACCTTAATTTCTTATATAAACATACTAAATAATAAAAAGAATACAAAAAGAATAAAAAAGAATAAAAAAAGAATAAAAAAAGAATAATAAATAACTTAAAAAATAATAATATTATATATTATATTATAATAATGGTATTATATGAATGTAAATGTTGTAATTTTTCTTCTAAATTAAATAATAACTATAATAGACACCTTAAAACACCTAAGCATCAGTCAAATATAGCAGAACTCCCACCTAATACAACAAAGGATGAAACAGTATACACAAAGTATACACAAAGTATACACAAAGTATACACAACTATAATAAATGAACCAATAAATTGTGGATTTTGCGATAAACTATTTAAGTCTAAACAGAGCATGTACAGGCATAAGCGAATGTATTGTAAAGTTAAAAATGAAAACGATACCAATATTAATGATTTAAAAACTATGATTCATAAACAAAGTAGTCATATAAACAAATTAATTGATAAAGTAGGAACGACTAATATTACGAATAATACGAATACTAATAATATTATTCAATTAAATAATTATGGAAAAGAAGATATTAGTCACATAACTGATTTAATGAAAACTAATTTATTAAAGGGACCCTATAATATGATTCCTAAACTTATAGAACACGTCCATTTTAATAATGACAAACCTGAAAATCAAAATATAATTTTACCGAACAAAAATGATAATAAAATCAAAATATTTAGTGACAATAAATGGATTTATAAGAATAAAAATGAAGTTCTAGAAGACCTTGTAGATGGCAAGTATTTTTTACTTGATACTTACTATGAAAATATGAACAAAGATGAACTGTCACAATTTAATAATACTATTTATGAAAAATTCAGGAATATTTACGATGAAAAAGATGTAGTATTCCATTATAACTTAAAAAAAGAATGTGAATTGATGCTACTAAATAACAGATGATTTTATTTTTTAGAACTATATATCATTCCTAATCGCGCATGTGTTCGTCCAACATAAGTTTTGTTGTTATACGAAAATGAACTTAATCCTTGTTTCTTAGCACTTAACATTTGTTTAAAATAGGCATTTAATTTTCGTTTTGGTCCTACACGTTTAGCGCTCCCCCGTTTACCTTTCACCGATTTGCGCTGTTTAACTCTACTCTTACCCATTTTATAATATAGCCAAACATTTTAATTCTGTATTCACCAGAAATAAAATGTCACTATTAATTATAATTACCACAAACTTAATGTATTAAATAAACCTGTATTGGCAGTAGTAGTAGCAGTAGCATTAGCATTAGTAGTAGCAGTAGCAGTAGCAGTAGCATTAGTATTAGCACTAGCATTAGTATTAGCATTAGCATTATAACTTCTAGTTTGGAACCGACTTAAATTCGTTGGATGATAGGCCTTAATATATTCGTCCATAGGTGTATCACTCATTGACCTATTACATTCGCCACAAATTGGCAATAAATTGTCTAATGTATTTGGTCCTCCTTTAGATTTAGGTTGGATGTGACCGGCCTCAAAATTCAGTTGGCTAATAACATTAATGTTGCAGCAAATACATTGGACAGAACCAACCGATACGCCTATATTTTGATGCCATGATTGTTTTCGAATGCTTTGTGGCACTTTAGTTTTACTGTTAGATTTAGGTTTTGGAAGAGTAATATCTTCTCCTGTTTGGTCTTTAATAATATATTTGACCCAATCATAGCCATAATCATTTGATTTATGGGTAAATAACCCTAAATACATGCTTGTTTCTTTACATTTTTTCTGTATTTTTAATGGATCTTTATAGGTCTTATAATTGGGATAATGGGTGACTGACCATTGTGACAACTTAGTATTGTAATCTTCTAACAAAGTCTGTAGTTTAACACTGCTATCAAGTTCTAATTTCTCGGTAAGAATACCTAATGCTTCTTGGAAATCATTTTTATTTAAATGTGGTCTTCGAACGCGTTTAGTATTTGATTGCGACCAAATATCAGGGTATTTTTCAAAGAAATAGAGTGCGACTGTTTCCGGAATATTTTTATCAATCGATTCTGGAAATTCTGGCAACGGTGTGTTCTTATTTATAAGGGTATAGTTTCGTTTTAATTCATCAATAGAATTTACTTTAACAATTTCGATAGATACATCAATTAATTCATAGCCCATATATGTTAATTTTTTTAAGGCATTAAATCGGTGTTGACCATCCACTAAAAAATAGGTGTTATTGCATAGATGAATATTAATAACACCCATAAAATTAAAACTATTATATTTTTTATTGTATAGTTGCTGATATTCTACGATTTCTTCTACCTTAGAAGAATCCATAATACGCTGTTCATTCGGAATAGTTATATCAAACCCAATTAAGTCTTTATTATTTATTTTACCGATGATTCTGTTACCAATTTGAAAATGTGTAGAGAGTTTTTGCTCCATATTCTTATACTTAAAACCTATTTTATGTTTAAATACTTTTTAGAAAAAAGTAAAGCAAAAAATACTTTTTCAGAAAAAGGTTAAAAAGGTTGACCAAAAAAATAATAGTTTTTGTTAAACTTTTTTTTTAATTATATTGTAATATATTATAATGAGTAATAGTGAATATAGTCATTTAAATTTAAGTGAACTTAACCTTAGATTAGATTTAGCAACTAAATTTTCAAAATTGTCTCAACAAGAATATATAAATACGGAGTGGCGGGGTGATGGTGGGGGGGGGACTAATGAAAAAGGAATAAAAGATGATTGGGAATATGATTTGCGTGAAAATAAATATAAAATTAAATTATTAAAAGAAGCAATTTTAAAAAAAGAAAGTAAATTAGCATCCAAACCAATTCATAAACCACGTTCAAAACATAATCTACCACCTAAGCCGACATCAAAAACAAAATTAAATCATTATGCTTCTATTTTTAATGATTTTAATAATGAAATGTCAAGTAGATATAATCACCGAAATAATGAATCTATTACTCCAACTATTAAAGTAAGTAAAGAGCATTTTATGGATCATGAATTATATAAAAAAATAGATTTACGTCCTGGATTTTTTGATTTTGTTATCGGGAACGTTCAAAGTGGAAAAACAAATGTAATATTATCCCATTGTCATAAAATAATATCGTCTGGTCCTAATATGGTTTCAATAATAATTACGCGTAATTCAATAGCCGATTCAAAACAAATATATAGTAGAATTGAATCGTTTAATAAACAAATTACCAATAAAGCCCATATTTTAAAACCACAAATTATTAATTCTAAAATTGTAAATTTCCCTCAAAAATGTGAGGCATTTCCAATTCGTTCAAAAGATACTACAAGTTGGTGTAATACTATTATAGCTTTAGGTAATAAACCCCAAATAGAAAATTGTATTGAATTAATAAAACGAAATAAACATCTTAAATTTTGTATTTGTATAGATGAAATAGATTTATTTACTGGGGAGGGTGGTACAATAGTAGAAAGTGTTCATAAATTACTTAATCCTAAACATAAAGATGAAGCTCCATATCATGTATTAGGTGTAACTGCTACACCACTTGCTATTATTATGGATATTAAAAAATGGAAAATATTTCCAAAAAGATTATTTAAACTTGAAACAACACCTGATTATTTAGGATTAAATAGTCCCCGATTAATAACAGAAAATGTAGAGTCATCTGAAAGAATGAAAGGTAAAACACCATTAGAAAATGAATTAAAAATAATAGATAAAATACTTGACAATTGTGATATTACAAAAAGACGTTTTTGTGTAGCATTAATCTTATCAACTATACAAAACGATAATCAAACAGCACTTTTAGAAAATATAATGAAACGAAATACAGATAAAGGGTGGTGTGGATTAGTTTATAATCAAAATAGTGTTTCATTAAACCCACCCATAAGAGTTGGGGATTTTGAAATTAGTGAAATAACTGATACTATATTAAAAGGTGTAAATATTAAAACAGGTAAAGATATAGGTAAAGATACATATATTGATAATCCTGGAAATGCCATACAAAATGCTTTGAAATTTTTAAAAGATAATGGTAAAACACAAATTGTAATTGTGTCTGGTAAAAAGGCAGACCGAGGAATAAGTTTTGTAGATGGTGATTATGATAATGACTTACAATATCATTTAACAGATTTATATATACGTAGTGAAATAAAAACATCCAAAAAAACAGGTCTAACTAATCTTGATAAAAATTTACATTGTGAAAGTTTAATTCAAAAATTGCGTATATTAGGTGTTTATAATGATGTTGATAATAGTGTTCTGAAGAAACCTTGTTTTTTATATACAGAAAAAGAAGATGTTCCGTATGAATGTAAATTACATTTATGGGCAACTAAAGAGTTGCATGAAGAATTAAAGAAATGTTATAAGCAAATACAATTATTTCAGGATAAATTAATTCGTATTACTGCAGGAGGTAAAATATTTGATACGTTTGAAGATTGGCAATCTGAATTAGAAGAAATAAAACAAAAAGTAGGAGATGCGCCTAAAATTTTATCTGTAAGAAAAAAAATAGAAAAGGGTCGATGGTTTAAAGAATCTGATACTGAATTTAATGAAATAGAATTCGATAAAGACACACATGGATGGTGTCTTAAAAAATCTAAAATGGGAGACCATGAAAAAAATTGTAATTTTAAAGATGGTTGTGATAGTGTTAAAGCAGAAGTACGCGAAATAATAAAAATATTACATAAAAAAATACCTGAAAGATATTCATTAGATAAACATAAATGTCACCAATTAACAGTCTATTATGATCATTTAATAGATGATTATAAAGATACAGATAAACGCAAAATTGCTATAACAAACTTAGTAACTAATCATGAGTTTAAAAATCAATCAAAAATATTTAAAGATTTAAAGGTCGGAGAAATGGAACATATGTATAAGCTCACCGGTCAAAATTATATTAAAGACCGTAAAAAAGGCACACATGATATAAGAAATAGGTATGAACAATTAACTAAGGGGAGTGAAAACAAAATGATGATAGAACGTGACGGCAATTATATTTATTCAAACAAAGATACACAAAAATCACCACTACAATTTAGGTATGGTTCATATAAAACAAAAGAGACGAGTCATTGTCCGGCATTAATTGATATTAATTTTTTATTTGATTTTGAAGTTAAGATTGGTTCTGAACCTAAATCAAGATTAATAAAATCGCACATTAATTATGGAGATATATTTTGGTGGCAAAATTTAGTTGGAGATGTATTTGTATCAAATAAATCAAAGGAACAATCGGCAGAATTAAAAACAGTGTCAAATACCCAAACACAATCTATAAAACTTTCTAAAAAGGAAAGAAAAATACCGACGAATGAACCGACGAATGAACCAAAAATTGTTGATATTCCACAAGGTACTGTTAGTAAACACAGTTCCGGCAAATCTTCTAAAAAAAATGTAAATAATACAAGTAAATTTAATACTAAAAAAAGTAAACCTCTTAACCCAAGTAATAGTGGTAAAAAAAAATCTATTAACCCTAAACCAAAAGTTGTAGTTAGTTCTAAGGATCAAGCACATATAGATTTTGTTAAAAAGGAACTCCCAATATTAGAGAATCAAATATATGATATGCAAATACAACAATCAATCCTTATTAATTCATTAAACCCATTCACAAACCCTAATCCAATAGTTAAAAATTTATTTAATTATAAAATTCTACCAAAAATAATAAAAATATTATTAGATAATACAAAACAACCATTAGATATGATATTGTGTGATAATAGATTAAATACTGTTTCATGTATACTCGAAAATAAAGAAAATATACTAACACCTGATGAATTATCGCATATTAATTTTCATATTATTGAAATTCATCATGAAACTTTTATTGAACAAACTAAAATACTAAAAGAAAAAATATTAGTAGATATTTTATTTAAAAATGTAAATATACTAGAAGGTGATTATAATGAAATATCTTCACAAAAAAAGTTCAAAAATAAATTTTTATATCCTGATACAAGTGGTAGTGATAAACGTGTTGATGGGTGGCCAACATATCACACAGAATTAATTAATAATAATTTAGACGCAAAAATAATAGTTGGAACTTTTCCAGTTCATCAAAAATATCCATGTTCTAATTTAGGTCGTTATATTAAGGAAAATAAAACAATAATGTATGAATATGGTATACATACTATAATGAAAACGTATATATCAATAAATAAATCTTTATTTAATGAATGGTTAACTACATTTTGGGACCCATTCGGTCGTAATTTAGTCGATTTAGAAAAAGAGGATATATTAGAATCTGTTATACCCGAATATAAGGAAATTTTTTAGTTGTCTCTTAACGTTAAAACTTTTTCTAAAGGCTTAGACCAAAACATTATTTTGTTAAAACTTTTTCTAAAGGCTTAGACCAAATCATTATTTTGTTAAAACTTTTTCTAAAAGTTTATTTTATGTGTAACTGATATAAATTATAATAATTTCCTATTTTATCAACACCATATGCTGACAACCAACCTAAAAGAGTTCCTATTGTATCACCTATAATATTAATAATAGAATCAGGATGTGGTTTTCCACCAGGCCAAAATTTTAAATAGTTATTAATTAAATATAGACCGATTGATGAATTTTCACTTATTTCAAATATGGTGTGTGCTATAATCCACCATACAAATGGAATACCAAAAAAATAGGCTATTATTCCAGAAGCAAAATGTAAATATGTATATTGATCAAATATTTTAAGGCCCATTTAAACTAACACAACATTTTAATTTAGTTGTTTTTTATAATGTGCCATACCTAAAAATGATAGTAAATAAAATAATGGTAATGATTTTAATAATTTTTTAATATTTTTTTCATCTTTAGTTTTATTTTTCGTAGATGGCATTTGTTCCTCTAAATAGTTCCATAACTTTATACCTTTTTTATCATTAGTTTTTTTTAAATCTATAAAATATCCAATAAATAACATCATATCATTATTTAATGTATCTAAATAAGTATTACTGAACATTTCTTGATATACACTAAATATTTGTTCAATTACTTTATCTCTTTCAAAATCTTCTTCGCAACAAATGTCGCCTTTTTTTAAAATATAATTACTAATTTCTTTTTTAATACTCCCTGAATTTTTTTTAGATTTAATTGGCATTATAATATTAGTAAATAAAAAAACTTTTAAAAAATAATAGGTTTTGTTAAAACTTTTGTTAAAAGTTTCGTTAATCCCACAAATAAGTTATAGCTCGCATAATATTCCCTTTATAACCTTGTGGCGTCGAACGGCCCGTGAATTCTTCTAATTCATCAAATCCCATTAACAAATATTCTATAATTTGTTCTGACATCGAATTTTTAACAATAATGTCTCCTTCAATATGGTCCATTAATTCTAGGTTACCGTAAAACGGGTGGCAATCATCTAGCTCTCTTTCTTTAAGGTTTTTATTGGAGAATACATATTCATATGAAATATAGTAATATTCAGATAAATCTTCGTATCTAACAAGTTTAACAGTTGTGGTGACATCACACCATTTAGATTTATCAGATGAATCGAATGGAAGAAATCTAAATGTTTGAGACTTGTTAAAAATCTCGACGTGTTTTGATGGTTCATCCATAGTTAATTATAAAAAATATAAAATATAAAATAATTATCAATTTTAATATAATTTGATGTATCAATCTAAATATTGTAATAGTAAACCATCACCATAATAATGAATGCCAGAAGTAATAAATACATGTATTTGTAATACATCGGATGAAATGACTCCTTATTAAAGCTATTAAATGAAGGGTATTTCTTAGGTGGTGCTATCCATTTGAAAGTGTTATTCATTTCTATTGTTTATCTGTTTATGTTCCTTAAAATTATTAATCAATTTTTAACGGTTAATGGTAAAATAGTAAACTATTAACGGTTCATAGTAAGAATTCTTATAGGCTTAAACTTATTTTCTTTATTTGCTACACCATTATTTAGAATTTCAAGGATTTCCATATTTGATGTTCCAAAGGCATCTGATATACCTACATCTACTCGCCATAATTTATCATCGCATTTACTATTAATATTGTCTTGAACAGTGTGACCTACTACCATATGACCTACATTTAATAATTTATTTACTGTTTCTAAAGAAGAGCAAGTCTTTTTAGATAGTGTTTCATCGCCATAATTTCGGTTCCATATAACACCCTTCTTATCTAAAAAATATTTCTGTATATCTTCGTCTTGCCAAGTTTTTTTCCCTTGTAAATAAAGCCGCATAAGCGTATTTAATTTGGTAATAAAATGAGATTTTTCATCCGGATTAATGTGTTCTGGAAGTATCCCGGCATGCACAAAAATAAAATCACCAATTTTTAATATGACATTTCTAGTACACGACATTTTGTTAAAAATATCACTACCAGGTGAAAATAATTGGTGTCTTTTTTGAATACCCCCTTGTAGTTGTATATCTTTTGTTGATGCATATCGGAAATCACCAAGCAAATTCATAATTTCATGATTTCCAATGAGCGAAAATACCCCCCCTCCGTCGATTTCAGCTTTTAAATGAACTCTATCCATAAAATTTATTAAATCTAATTCTCCAAATGATTCGTCATCACCACGACCCCCACCATCTAATTGATCACCAAGTTGGACTACAACTGTGTCTTTGGGGCTAGCAATCCAATTTTCATTTACATCTATTAAATTGAAATTAATAAATATTTCTTTTGTTTTATTAAAATCGGCATGAAGGTCGCCTATAACTAAAATCCTATTTTTAATTGGTAGAATACCATTATTTTTAGTTTTACACGTAAACGTTGACTTAGATGTTGTAGATGTCGCAGTTATTTCGTTAGTCATACTATAATATAATAAAATAATTATAAGTTTGTTATAATCATTTTTTTTATAAATAATATTTAACGATGTTTTTCTACTTAATTCAACATTCAACATTAATAGAAAGAGAATTAGATACGAATACTAAAATAACTAAAATATTTTTATATGGGGGTATTTCATATATTATTTTACATGCCACATTATTTATAGGAGGTAAAGATGCCTTACTATATAGTTTGAAAGGTTATTTCTGGTTATTTTTCATACTTGATATAGTAATGATAATTATAACTAATAATAAAGATATTGATTTCAATAATATCATTATTTTAATAAAAAATAAACTGTTAACAAGTAGTCCAAAAAAACACAAAACAAAACCATCTTTACCACCTATAAATAAATACAAGCCTATTAAAGAACCTAAGAAAGTAACATTTGTTGAAGAGTCCGAATATACATCTGATAGTGATTCGGATATAGGAACCGATATTGATTTTGATGAATTCAAACAATCATTAAATTTATAAGTTATTATTATATGAATATTTCAAATGTTGTTAATAAATCGGATTTATTAATTATATGTAATTATCATTATATTTATTGGAAAACGTATATGGAGTATACAAATGTAAAATCATCAATAGAATTATATAATAAATCATATAAAAAGTATTTAAATGATTCAAATGATCATAAAATATTTATATTAAAAAATAATGATATATTGATTGGTTCAATTAGTATTTCTATATATGATTTTGATAATGTGGTTAAAAAATATAGTAATAACGGTATTTTTATAACAGATTTATATATAATTGACGAATTTAGAAGTAATGGCTATGGAAAATATCTACTTGAATATTGTTTAAAGTATTTAATTAATAACAACATAACCGATATTTATTTAGCAGTAAGTGACGAAAATTTAATAAATTTTTATACAAAGTATAATTTTAAAATAATAGATGAAATAATGTATGAAACTAACTATAAAATAATGAAATATTATAAATAAATACTATAATCAAATGTAGTTATTACGCATGTTTCAGGATCGTATGTAACATTTAATTTACGATTAAAATTAATTTTATTATGTAAGAGTTTAATTAAGGTATTAAAAGTAATTATATCAAATTCGTTTTTATCCACCAATGCTTGTAAAAACTCAGTCATTTTTGTTCTTTTTAATTTAGGTTCCAATTTATTCCACGACCTAGCATACATATTAATAACCTTCCCTTCTACGAAAGACTCTAAATTTATTATATTTTTTTTTAAAATAGAATTAATATTGGATACTAAGACAAGTTTTTCGTCATCGGTATTAGGTGTAACGACAAGTTTTTCGTCGTCGGTGTTAGGTGTAACGACAAGTTTTTCGTCGTCAGTGTTAGATGTAACGTTGGTAGATTTAATGTTATTTAATTCATTTTGAACATCATTAATACTCATTTATAAATATATCGTTATATATCTTTAAATTTAATCAAATTTATAATTAACTAAATATAACCTATTAAATAATAGTATAAGTCTATAACCTTTAACTGATAGTCATTGTTTCTATCACTTAATATATTATTTAAGTAGCAATTATTGTTTGTTTTATTAAAAAAATAGATATCATTATAAATAGAATCGGATATACTATTAAATAAATCTAAATAACGTCTAGCAGAATATCCATTTATTATAGCATCATACTTAACACGTATAACAAATAATTTATTTGTATAAATATCTATAATTTCTTCCACATATTGTTTATCAATTATAGTATCAAGAACTCCATTCAACCCATTCAACCCATTCAACCCATTCAACCCATTCAACTCATTCAACTCATTCAACGCAACTAATGTAATATAATTATTATCTTTATGATATAATTTGGTTTTGTTTAGATTTAGTTTCTTTTTAACATTGATACTACAATTTGAAGACACAAATATGAATCCAATATTGTTAGTATTCGTATTAATTATGTGTGTTTGTCTCTTTATTTTCATATTTAAATCTTACTATTAATTAATGATAGTAATATTTTTTTTAGTATTAATTTTAATAATAATATTTTTATATTTAAAGACCACCCACGAACGGTTCATTTCAATGCCGGTTGATACTATAGATTCGGTATCTAAACGAGAATGTGAACTGTTAATTGATGCGGTGTTAACTAATATTAATGATAAATTTAAAAAGAATTTGGTTCGTGGAAATTTAGATAGAGTCGAAAAAACCTTTGTTGAATCAGTTGAATCTAATGATAGTATAAATTATAAAATTAATGTGTTTATTTATAATCCAGAAAAATATGTTAACCGAAAATTATTGTTTGATATAACCTTTAATAATAAAAATATAATCCTAAATAGTATTAAAAATGGTGTATCTAGGGAAGTTTTAGGTATAGAAAGAGATGCCGTTGATTCACGCGGTTCTATACTATATAAACCTAAGGTAGATATTGAAAAAGTGCAGAAATATAATGATCATAAAAATAATTATAGTTTAGTTGATTTTGAAGAAACCTATGATAAACATGATAAAACTATAAACAGAACCAGTTGGATTTTAAATTCTGATGCCGAATTGTATGATAATGAAACTAATGTGATTAAATCGGAATATGTCAAAATAGATTGGGATTGTTTTGGTGTTCCAACGAATGAGTCCAGAGTGATACGCCGAACCCCACAATTCATTAAAAGCAATTATAATGAAAAAAATGAATTATATGATTGGCTTTTTAATCCGGCAACCGATTCAGCTTCCAGACCTATTGGTATATCAGGCGCGAGAGGCTAATTGGTACCAAAAACACCCTAGATTTGTTAAACAATCTTTAAACTTTTACACAATTTATAACTTAAAAAGTTAAGAAAGTAATTTAATATAAAATTGATTTGTGTTTTTTTTTTTCAAAAAGTTTAAAATGGCTGAAGAATTGTTCCGTATAATTAATGACATTGTTGATAATAGCGACTTAGATTGCGATGATTTGTGTGATAATACTATTTTTGACGAAACAAAACTGTTGGTGCTTGAAATATATTCGCAATTTGTGGAATTGAACACAAGTGATAAAGTGACTAAAATATGCAATGAAATACATAAATTACTGTATCAAAAACAGAATATGCCACAAGATCCAACGTATTCTAATTCTGAATTATTATACCTTGAATCTAAATTTAAACATTTAGAACAAATTCCGCAACCAGAACAACGGAGTCCTGAATGGCATATATTTAGAAATAATAGACTAACTGCGAGTGATTTATACAGTGTTATTGATAAAGGGTGTGTATCGAAACGCAATGAATTAATAATGAAAAAATGTGGGGCAGATATACCATTTTTAACGAATGATGCTATATTACATGGTATTAAATTTGAAGAATTAGCGGTTCAGATTTATGAAAAACGAAATAAACTAATCATTTCAGATTTTGGATGCCTGCCACATCCGATTATTCCTTTTTTTGGAGCATCGCCTGATGGCATCGTTCATTATGATAGTGAAAATAAAAATTATGTGGGTCGTATGTTAGAAATTAAGTGTCCGAAATCTCGTAAAATAACCGGTATAATTCCACCCGGCTATTTTGCTCAGGTGCAAGGTCAATTAGAAGTGTGTGATTTAGAGTATTGCGATTTCTTGGAATGTGATTTTCAGAAATATGGTTCAAAAGATGACTTTTTTAATGATACCGAACCGTTTAAAGAAAAGGGTATAATTGTTGAATTTTATGATTCTAAGTTAAAAAAAACACTCTATTATTATTCTAAAGAAATACATGTAAAATGTAAAGAAACATTTGAAAAATGGGAAGAAACACTTATGAATCCTATTTATGAAAATGAACATTTAGATTATTTAACAACTGTATTCTGGTATTTGAATCAATATAATGTTGTATTAGTAAAACGCGATAAAAATTATTTTAACACCAATTATGAAAATATTAAATTATTTTGGGATGATGTATTAAAATATAGGGAAATCGGAATAGAGTCATTAAAAAAAATAAAAAAACCTAAAAATAATTATAAAGAGCCAGAATTGAATTTCTTAGATTAAAAAAAACTTTTAGAAAAAGTTTTAAATCAAAAAGAAACTTTTAGAAAAAGTTTTAAATAAAAAAAAAACTTTTAGAAAAAGTTTTAAATCAAAAAAAAACTTTTAGAAAAAGTTTTAAATCAAAAAGAAACTTTTAGAAAAAGTTTTAAATCAAAAAAAACTTTTAGAAAAAGTTTTAAATCAAAAAAAACTTTTAGAAAAAGTTTTAAATCAAAAAGAAATAATATTAGTAATTACTATATGTGTTGGAATAAAGAAGTATCGTTGGGTTCATTTATAATTATTAGTTTAGTGTGTATTATGCTATTTAAACGAAATTTACCGAATGACAGACTGATGGCCATATTTATAATGAGTTATGGTTCAATGCAATTGGCCGAAACTATAATATGGGTAGGAATTGAATATAATAAACCTATTATTAATAAAATCGGAACGGTTTTAGCAACATTACTATTATATTTACATCCTCTAGGATTAATATTAGGTATTAGATATGATAACTTCTATAATAATATTAAAAATAATATAGTGTATAAAGTATTTTTTGGTATTGGAATATTATTATTTGTGATTGGCATAATTAATACACTTTATCAAGGTTTAAATAAACACAAATATTTATCATATGTAACACAACAATCACCTCATTTAATGTGGGATATACCTAAATATTTAGAACCTCACTATATAATTGGACTTGTTTTTTCTATTATTGTATTATGTTATGTTATATTTCCTAAAAACAAAATATTTGCATTATTGATATTGGCATTTTTAAGTATTACATGTATTTATTCAATAATTTCGAGTCCTAAAGAAATAAAATATAAAATATTTAAGTCGTATTGGTGTTGGATAGTTGCTATTCTTTCATTTTTAATATATTTCACAAACCCTATACTTCAAAAATTTAATATTCATTAATAATATGTGTTGGAATAAAGAAGTATCGTTGGGTTCATTTATAATTATTAGTTTAGTGTGTATTATGCTATTTAAAAGAAATTTACCGAACGACCGTCTAATGGCCATATTTATAATGGGTTATGGTTCAATGCAATTATTTGAAACTATAATATGGGTAGGAATTGAATATAATAAACCTATTATTAATAAAATCGGAACGGTGTTAGCATCCTTATTATTATATTTTCATCCACTAATATTTTTATTAGGATTAAAATATGATAAATTTTATAAAAATATAACAAAAAATAATATTTATAACATAGTGTTTGTTATAGCTCTACTATTTATAATAATCGGATTATTTAGAAATGGAATGGCATTATTAAGTAAATCATCGAATTATTCATTAACATCATATCTATTACCTAAATATAGACATTTAGTATGGGATATACCACATAATTATAATTTGATAATTGGTTTTTTGATAATAGTATCATTAATATTTATATTCCCTAAAAGTAAAATATTTTTGATAATACTGCTATTATATTTTATGATTCCCGCATTATATACTTATTATTCAATTCCGAATACAAATAAAAATATTGCCGGATCATATTGGTGTTGGATAGTGGCATTTTTCTCCTTTTTAATATACTTCATAAACCCTATCTTACAATAAACTTTTATAACCTTTTTTGAAAAAGGTTAAAAAAGTTTTAACAAAATAAACTAAACTAAACTTTTAGAAAAAGTATTTTTTTGCTTTACTTTTTCCTAAAAAGTATTTTTTTGCTTTACTTTTTCCTAAAAAGTATTTTTTTGCTTTACTTTTTCCTAAAAAGTATTTTTTTTGCTTTACTTTTTCCTAAAAAGTATTTTTTTGCTTTACTTTTTCCTAAAAAGTATTTTTTTGCTTTACTTTTTCCTAAAAAGTATTTTTTTGCTTTACTTTTTCATAAAAAGTATTTTTT